CTATGAAATAGGTAGAACTCCAGCGTGACCCCACGGTGGGGTCATATCCATCTCTAGGTCAGACTCACCTCAAACTATAATCATGATTAACTTAAGATTAACTCTATTTAAGAAGATTGTTATCTTCTTAGACCGAGCCTATCTTAAAGCTAACCTTGATCATAGAATGATTCATGAGTGGGTTGGCACTATCATCAAGAGAGTTGAGTCGCGGGGTACCATAGACAGCATAGCCTGGATAAAGGGTATCCGGTTATGTTGCACTAGGTATCTCGCGGGTCAACCACTTGATGAAGTACCAGGATTTGGTGAAAAGCTAGTCGACGGTCTCCCTCGGGAGGCAGTCTGCCAGCTTTTCAGGTCCCGAGCTCCTGCCCAGATACGGGCCGGCTTAACATTGCTGAATGTTAGCCGGCTCTTACCTGGCCAGAAGAAGCCCGACCTTTCTACCGTAGTTGACCCCTGCAAAGTTCAGTTAGATCCCTGTATAGGGATTGAACTAGCAGCGGTCACACGGCAGTTGGGTTGGAGTCTTCCTCCCATCCAATGGGATGGTTGGCACGTGACGACCAAATCTGGCCCGAATGCCCAGGCTCTGATAGGATCAATCGAGGACGCTTCTTTACTCACAGAAGGTCAAATCGAAGATTTGGCCATTCTGGGAGGCGAGGAGTTGGTCCAGCAGATTGGTGTCCTCCGACTCTTTAGCCCCCTTGCTTGGCTTAACCACTTTGGTCTCCGCCCGAAAGGACGGATGGCAAAATTGGCTAAGATCAAGGACAAGGAAGCCAAGTGTCGGATTGTAGGAATTCTTGGTTTCCCGATACAGTCAGCCCTTTTCCCTCTCCACAAGGCCCTTATGGACCTTTTGAGGAGGCAGAAGAGTGACTGCACGTTTAACCAGGGTTCCTTCAGGGCCACACTATCGACCAAGGGCCCGTACTATTCTATTGACTTAAGTGCAGCGACAGACAGGTTCCCTGTAGATTTACAGGTTGCCGTCCTAGCTGAACTTACTTCAAAAGAATACGCGGGTGCATGGGAGCGCCTCATTAAGGCTCAAAAATTCTGCGTACCATGGGAGAAACACAACGGTATTGAACGTTTGGTTCAATACGCGGTTGGTCAACCCATGGGTGCGTATAGTTCTTGGGCTCTTTTTGCGGTAACTCACCATGTACTCGTTCGGTTAGCAGCCAAGCGAGCCGGAATGGGTGTCCGGTTCACTCGGTATGCTTTACTCGGCGACGACATCGTGATTAACCACCACGGCGTGGCCGCAGAGTACCGAACGTTACTTGAGTCGATAGGTGTAGACATTTCTAATGCAAAAACGCATGTTTCAGATGACACATACGAGTTTGCTAAGAGATGGATATACCGTGGTCTTGAGGTATCCCCGGCACCTCTAGGATCCCTGTTCGAAGCTGTTCGTTTTAATAAGGAGAAAGGAACTGTTTCTTTTCTTTCTTACTACGACGTAGCAACTTGGTTCAGAGAACTAGAGGCCCGATGGCTACCTCGGTCTGCCACACTGGTGACCCGGGGCTTAATTGCTGCACTTATAGACATTCTCCTCCCAGGTGGCTATGGTAGCCGCCTGGCTGAGAAGGCCTATAAGTTCTGGCTTTTACCCTCAAGAGAGGATAGCGGCCACCTCCGAAAGATCAAGTCCATTAATATGGCCTTGATCCTAGGAGGCACCATCGCGTCTTGCAATTATTTATCCCAACCATCTCTCGTTCATGAACGATTGATGATTTGGTTAAATGAGTGCAAGGCGAGGGTGTTGGAAACAGCAATTAAGAAGCAGCTTGGTAGACTTCAGGAGTTCCAGTTGGAGCTCGGGAAGTTCGCCAAGCTGATTCCTA